TTTAAAAGAGGAGATGGTAAAGTTGTAAAACAATTAGAATGGTATGGTAACTATAGAGGTGGAGGTAGTGCTAATGTAAAGCTTAGCAGTAAAAATTCTAGAAAACAAAGAGACATGAACCCTAAATTAGTAACTAGAGTTCCAAAAGCACCAGGTTCTGGTAAACCAATGATACCTTATTCAGAACTTAAAGATGGTCCAGCAGCTCTACCTGATGCAATGAAAACTTTAGGAAAAAGATATGATTTAAATGTAGGAACGATAAGATTAGCTAAGTCAGATCCAGATAAACCTTTTAAAGTATTAGGAGGAGAAAAAGATTATCTTAATGTAGATACTGGAGAAGTATACAAAGGTAGAGAACATATAGCTGCTTTTAGAACTAGAGAGGAAGTACCTATTAATATAAGTAGAGATAGTATCATACAAGTGCAAAAAGATGATCCTGATTTATACTATGAAGCATTTTCGATTCAAGTAAGACCTGAGTTTAAGAATATACCGATGACCACTTACAAAAAAGGTGGATTAGTGGTAGACTTATTTAAGTGGAGTTAATATGGATGTAGAAAAATTAGAAAAGTTTGAAGATGACCAAGTAGAAAGTGGTGTTGAAGAAGTTGATGTTGAAGTAGAGGAGCCAGTAGACGAGCAACAAGCTCAAGAACAAATGGCTCAAGAAGCAGCAATGGCTGAGCAAATGTTTTATGCAAATATTGCTGAAGAGATGGATGATACTGTTTTATCACGATTAGGTGGTGAACTTATAACTGATTATAAAAAAGATAAACAATCAAGAAGTGATTGGGAAAAAGCTTACACATCAGGATTAGATTTATTAGGTTTTAAATACAACGAAGAAGCAAGACCTTTTACAGGGGCATCCTCTGTAACACATCCATTACTTGCAGAATCTGTAACACAATTTCAAGCACAAGCTTACAAAGAATTATTACCATCACAAGGTCCAGTTAACACACAAGTAGTTGGAGATATTACTACAGAAAAATCTGAACAAGCTCAAAGAGTAAAAGATTTTATGAACTATATGTTGACCGATAAGATGGAAGAATATACAACTGACTTTGACCAACTGTTATTTTATTTACCACTTGCAGGATCAGCATTTAAAAAAGTGTATTACGATGAGGTGATGGGTAGAGCTGTAGCTAAGTTTGTACCAGCAGAAGATTTAGTTGTGCCTTACTATGCCACAGATATTAAAGAATCAGAAAGAATTACTCATGTAGTTAAGATGTCTGAAAACGAAGTTTTGAAAAAACAAGTAGCTGGCTTCTATCGTGAAGTCGATATACTACCTTCTCGATCCGATGATAACGATATACAAGATAAGTATAATCAATTAGAGGGTGTAGATGAAAATGATACAGACTATCAATTCAACATTTTAGAAATGCACGTGCATTTAGATATTGAAGAATATTTAGGTCCACAAACTGATGAGAAAAATGTTAAGATACCCTACATCGTAACGATAGATGAGGGTTCACAAGAAGTATTATCTATTTATAGAAACTATTCTCCTGACGATCCACTAATGAATAGAAAAGAATACTTTGTGCATTACAAATTTTTACCTGGTTTGGGATTTTATGGGTTTGGTTTAATACATATGATTGGTGGTTTATCAAGAACTGCTACTGCTGCATTAAGACAATTACTAGATGCGGGAACATTATCTAACTTACCTGCTGGTTTTAAGTCAAGAGGTATACGAGTTAGAGATGATGACCAAGCTTTTCAACCTGGAGAGTTCAGAGATGTAGATGCACCAGGTGGAAATATTAAAGATCAATTTATGATGCTACCATTTAAAGAGCCAAGTGCTACTTTAATGCAACTTTTAGGGTTTGTTGTACAAGCTGGACAAAAATTTGCGGGTGTCATGGACATGCAAACGGGAGAAGACAAACAGAATAGAGCAGTTGGAACTACGTTAGCTCTCCTTGAACGTGGTTCACGTGTAATGAGTGCCATACATAAGCGTTGTTACTATGCGATGCGTATAGAATTTAGACTTTTAGCTGGTGTTTTTGGCACTTACCTGCCTCCTACCTACCCATATGCAGTACCAGGTGGTGATCGAATGATAAAAATGCTGGATTTTAGTCCGGAAGTAGACGTAATTCCAGTAGCAGACCCAAATATTTTTAGTTTATCGCAAAGAATTACACTTGCTAGTCAACAATTACAAATTGCACAGTCAAATCCACAACTTCATAACCTTCGAGAGGCATATAAACGTGTTTATGAAGCAATGGGAACAAAAGATATTGATAAAATACTAAAACCAGAGGATAAACCGACACCAACAGACCCAGGTGCAGAAAATTCTAACGCTTTACGTATGAAAATACCTACTGCTTTCTATTTTCAAAACCATGATGCTCATATTGCAGCACATGTTGCTTTTATGAAGACAAGAATGGTTCAAGTAAATTCGATGGTACACGCTTTGTTAAGTGCACATGTACAAGAACACATTTCTATGAAAGCTAGAGCACAAGTTTTCTTAGAAGTTAAAACAAATAGACCTGATTTAGTAGAACTAGAACAAAGAGATCCACAATCTTATTTAGCAGAAACTGAAAGTATGATTGCAGAACAAATTGCAGTATTAACTAATATTTTCTCAGAGTCAGAGAGCGGTAAACAAGATCCATTAGTCGCATTGAAAAACAGAGAACTTGATTTACGTGCTATGGATATTCAAAGAAGAGGTCAAGAGAATGCTATGGACATGCAAAGAAAAATTAATGAGTTTGAAGAAAGACTTGACTTAGACAGAATGAAAAGAGAAGATGCCGAAGAGGCAAGTAAAGAAAGAATACGTGTAGCAGATGAAAAGCTAGACCTACAAGAGATGAAAATTATGAATGATATGGAGAAAAATAATGAAAGGCAAACGACAAGGACCACCACCAAAAAAGGGACCTAATCCTAGAGGATTAATTATTACTATGGTAAGTATTGGCAATATGATGAGTATGCCTGGATGTCCTCATAGAGAAAATGGAGTAAAAAGTGATATTAAAGGTATAAGTGATATACAAGTAAAAGGTAAAAAATTTATAGGAGTTAAGTAATGGCATTAACAGCTTTGATAGGACCAGCAACCAAACTTATAGGTAAATTTGTAAGAGACAAAGACAAGGCAGCTCAACTAAGCCATGAAATATCGACTATGGCAGAAAAACATGCTCAAGAGTTAGCATTAGCTCAAATAAAATTAAACACTGAAGAAGCAAAAGGTAACTGGTTTCAATCATCGTGGAGACCATTGTGCGGATGGATTTGTGCGCTATCCCTAGGAATAAATTTTATGGTGGCGCCAATTTGTGCAGGATTTGGTATTACTGTTCCACAAGCTGACATGTCGATTATGATGCCACTATTATTAGGTATGTTGGGGATTGGTGGTTTGCGTAGTCTAGATAAAATTAAAAAAGTAGATACAAAAATTATTAAAAAATAATGTACGATTTAGATACGTTACAAGTTCTTAGAGCTAAAATAAAAGAAAATATAAATAAATATAAAGAAGATCTCATTTATGGTGTAGACACAATAGAAAACTTGCAATATGCTAGAGGTAAGATCAACGCATTAGAGTCGTTGCTTCAGGATATAAATGACCTGCTAAAAAAGGAAGATAAAATATGAGTTTAGAGATACAGAAGAAACCAAAATTAATCATACCAAACAAACCTAAAGCAAAAACAAATATACCATTAACAAAAGAAGAAAGAGAAGAATACTACAATATTTTACCAAATCCTGTTGGGTATAGAATGTTAATTAAACCTTATATACCAGAAAAGAAAACTAAGGGTGGTATTTTACTTTCAGATAAAACTGCTGAAACTATGGAGATGACAACTGTAGTTGGTCTTGTGATTAAAATGGGTGACCTTTGTTATAAAGACAAAACTAAATTTCCAGAAGGTCCTTGGTGTAAAAGAGGACAGTTTGTAGTTTATGGTAGATATGCTGGTGCAAGATTTAAAACAAAGTACGGAGAACACAGAATACTAAACGATGATGAGATTATTGCAACAATACAACAACCCGAGGACATCCTCGCACTATTTTAAGGAGTAGTTATGGCAGAACAACAACAAGTTGAACTAGATACAGACGGAATACAAGAAAAAGATATACAGGTAGAACAAGAATCTACCACAGAAAAAGAAAGACCAGAATTAGAGCCAGTAGATTTAGGATATTCAGATCCTATTAAAAAAGATACAAAAGCTCAAGTTCAAGAAGAGTTACCTTTAGATAAATCAGATAATTTAGAACAAGTATCTGATACTGTGCAAAAAAGAATTAATCAGCTTACTAGAAAAATGAGAGAAGCTGAGAGAAGAGAAAAAGCAGCTCTCGATTATGCAAAGGGTTTACAAACAAAATATAATAAAGCAGAAAAAGATAAAACTGTGGTAGATGAATCTTTTGTAAAAGAGTATGAAACAAGAGTAGATGCTCAAACAGAACAAGTAAAACAAAAATTAAAAACTGCTATGGAATCACAAGATTATGATTCTATGATGACTGCCAACCAAGAACTTACTGCATTAGCTGTTGAAAAAGAAAAAGCAAAGATGCGTAAGGAACAACTAGAGCAGCAAAAAACTGAAGCAGAAGAATTAGCAAAACAACAACCACAACAACAAGAACCAATACCACAACAAGAGCCAAGTGAAAAAGCAAAAGCTTGGGCAGATGAAAATACTTGGTTTGGTCAAGACAAGGTTATGACAAATGCTGCATATACTATTCATACAGATTTAGTTCAAAAGGGGTTTGACCCAGAGTCTGATGAATATTATACTGAAGTTAACAAACAAATGAGGGAGAACTTTCCCAATAGGTTTGCAGAAGAACGACCAGTCCAAACTGTTGCCTCAGCGGGGCGTAAACAGCAAGGGCGCAGAACTGTGAAACTCACTCGTTCACAGGTAGCAATAGCTAGAAAACTAGGAGTGCCATTAGAAGAATACGCTAAACACGTGAAAGGGTAAATATGACTGAAAAAATAGATAGAACTTCACGCAGTTCGAGGGAAAAAATAGAAACAAGAAATAAACCTTGGACTCCTCCATCAAGTTTGGATGCACCTCCTGCACCGAAAGGATTTAAGCATCGTTGGATAAGAACTGAAAGTGTTGGTTTTATGGACACAGGTAACGTGTCTAAAAAACTAAGAGAAGGTTGGGAATTTGTAAGAGCAGAAGAAATTAAAAACCAACTTGGCGATCACGACTATCCAGTAGTGCGAGAAGGACAATATCAGGGGTTAATCGGGGTTGGTGGCCTTGTGTTGGCAAGGATACCTGAAGAAGTTGTCGAACAACGCAAAAAATATTTTGAGAATATTACTGCTGATCAAGTAAAATCCGTTGATAACGACATTCTAAGGGAACAACGTCCCGAGATGCCTGTTAACATTGACAGACAATCTAGGGTAAGTTTTGGTGGCTCTCGAAAGAAATGAGAGTTTTTTTAAAATTATTTTATAAGGAAATAAAATATGGCTAATACTAACGTATCGTTTGGCTTGAGACCTTTAGCAAGATTAGGTGCAAGTTACAACACTACAGGTACTACTGAATACAGAATAGCCTCAAACAACACCAATAGACTTTACCAAGGACAACCAGTCATACCTTTAGCGGCTGGTGTAATTGACCAATTACAAGCAGCGACTGGTGGTAACGTTGGTATTCTAGGTGTTTTCTATGGTTGTGAGTATGTTTCTAGTACCACAGGAGAAAAGATTTTCTCTAACAACTGGCCCGGATCTGGAGCAGATACTAATCATCCAGTAAAGGCTTTCGTATATGATGATCCAATGCAATTATTTGTAGTAGCAGTTGGTGATAATACAGGTGCAGCAACAGAAGATCTAGTAAGAGCTGACGTTTTTAGCAACTGTCCACTTATAAATGGCAATAGTGGTAATAACACTACTGGTATTTCTACTGCAACAGCAGATTTAAATAATGCAGCAGCAACTAATACACTTGCTCTGCGTATAGTCGGAGTTCAAGAAGATCCTGAAAACTCAGATTTTACTGCTACAGGTATTCCGTTGATCGTACGTATTAATAATCACTTTAATGCACCGAACGGCTCTATTGCCGCGGCAACCATTTCAACAACAGGAGTATAAAGCATGGCTATATCTAGAACACAATTAGTAAAAGAGTTAGAACCAGGCTTGAATGCACTTTTCGGTTTGGAATATAACAGGTATGAAAATGAACACGCAGAAATCTTTTCATCTGAAGCCTCTGACAGAGCTTTTGAAGAAGAAGTAATGTTAAGTGGTTTTGGGTCAGCTCCAGTTAAAGCAGAAGGTGGAGCAGTTCAGTTTGATGATGCAAATGAATCATTTACAGCAAGGTATACACATGAAACCATTGCTATGGCTTTTGCTATTACAGAAGAAGCTATTGAAGATAATTTGTATGACAGACTAGCTGCTAGATACACAAGAGCTTTAGCAAGAAGTATGTCCAACACAAAACAAGTAAAAGCAGCAAATGTTTTAAATAACGCATTTAACGCAGCATTTACTGGAGGTGATGGCGTATCTTTATGTAACGCAAGTCATCCACTATTAAGTGGTGGTAATCTTTCAAACACTCTTGCAACAGCAGCTGATTTATCAGAAACATCACTTGAGCAGTCCTTAATTGATATTGCTGCTTTTGTTGATGAAAGAGGTTTAAAAATTTCTACTCAAGGTGTAAAGATAATAATTCCAAAAGAATTACAATTTACTGCTGAGAGAATTTTAAGATCTCCACAAAGAGTTGGTACAGCTGACAATGACATAAATGCTATGGCCTCTATGGGTATGATTCCACAAGGTTATAGAATTAATCATTTTTTAACTGATACTGATGCTTTCTTCATTATGACTGATGCACCTAATGGACTAAAACAGTTTGTTAGAGCACCAATCAAAACAGCTATTGAAGGTGACTTTGATACTGGTAATGTAAGATTTAAAGCAAGAGAGAGATATTCATTTGGATTCTCCGATCCAAGAGGTATTTTTGGCTCACCTGGTGCAGCTTAAAAATCTTCTTTAATAAACTAAAAGGAGGGACTTACATAAGTCCCTTTTTTTATGTATACTGTAATTACCAAGATTAATAATGGATATAGACTGGCTTGGCAGACACCCTAGAGGACTATATCTTTAACTAGGAGAAAATTATGGGAACAACTACTTTTT